GATTGTGGAGGTGATCCCATAACATTTGTTATGCCTAATAGCCAATCAGTAGAAACGTCATATATTTCAGCCAGTTTTTTAAGGTTTTCCGATGGAGGGTCGTTAGTGTTAGACTCATATCTTGCAATGACTGAACGGGTTACGCCTAACCGAGAGGCGACATCGTCTTGTGTTAAATCTTTATTCGTACGTGCTTCACGTAACCTTTCACCTAATGAATTCATAATACCACCCCAACTCCCCTCGATACCAAGATTGTACCAAAAAAGAACATATAAATCTAGGTATGTTCTGAAATAGAAACTATTTTTACAAAAACGCTTGACAAGGTTCCACAACAGAACTATAATCAAATTAATAGTTCCGAAGCGGAAACGAGGTGAAAACAATGTCCAAACTAACAGCATTCAAGAAATTTAGGCAAGGGTTAGAATTAACGCAGCAGGAAATGGCTGATAAGATGGGCGTTAAAAGGGTCAAGCTTACTAAGGTCGAGCTGGGATATCAGCCGCCTTCCATTGGCTTTATTAAAGCCTTTAAAACAGCTTTTCCTTTGCTTACAGCTGAAGAAATTCAACGAATTTTTTTTGAGACCAATAGTTCCGATGCAGAAACAACCCTGTCCCCCACTGGAACGGATAATTAACGGGAGGTGCGGAAAATGCCTACTGAAAAATGGTGTGTTGTTAAAGTCCTAACCCTTGATGGTGACATTAAAGTCGGTATTAACGAGTTTGACCTTTCGGATGACGGTTGCCCTCCCATTGTTTACTCTTTCGATTCCGAGGGGGAGGCATATAGCTCAAGTGTGGCTTTCTCTGAAATATCCGGCATTCCTTTATTCACCGGAGCTGATTACTTCTGCGACTATGCGGAGGTGTGATTAGAAAACCAATTGAAAGGAGGCAAAATTTATGCCAAGAACCAAACTGGATCAGCTTATTAGTCCGCCAAAGCCGCGCAAAAAACAAATGATATCTTTAGCCGACATACCTAACCTACCTATGACCCTGACGGTTCAACACGCGGCAGATGTTGCAGGGGTTGGGTACCAAGAGATAAGACGCAGAGTGGAGTTAGGCGAGATCTATGCTATTGAAGTGGGAGAAGCTGATCAAAAGCAAAAGCGTCTTATTCCCACTTTCGAGTTCCTTACATCTAACCGTTTGTGCTCAGAATCGCTGCTAGAAAAAATACTTCTCCAGCGTCTAGAATGGGAACGGCAGGAACGCGAAAATAAAGTTCTTCAAGCTTTACATGCGGCTAACCAATAACCGCAAACGTCAAGGATGGGTAGGCCGGGTCTATCTTCTGATCCCACAGCAATATGTAATGAACCTCTTCATCCTTGAAAACTGAATAGTCGCAAACGGTATGAACTATATCATGCAGTATCCAGCCGGCCGCAATAAAGCGATTCACTTCTTCGCTGGAACAGCTATCATAAACCGCTATGGTCGTTGACAATTCCATATGGTCAACTCCTTTGAACTTGTAAGGATTACTTAACAGTTCAATTCTAACAGCTTAGAACAGAGAGTTACATGAATGCTATTACGGGAAGGGGGGTGTGAGGATGCAAGGATGCGCGAGTATAGCTACATTTTCCGCACGGTTATATCAGTCGCGGAAGCAGCGATTTAGGAGCCGGGAAGAGGCAGCGGAATATATGCCGGTTTGTTCCAGATTGTTGGATGATTACGAAACTGGGAAAGGAGTACCGACCGCTGATATGGCGCTGGCTATGAGCGAGGCTTTGGCAGATCCCGTTTTACGTAGGACATACTGCACTACAGTTTGTCCGATCGGGGCAAAGCACCAGGAGCAAGTGAGAGTCGATGAGCTGCCGCAGCTGGCCATTAGGCTAGTGAAGGAACTTCAAGACGTAGTGGACAAGCAGAAGACCTTCATCAATATTTCATTTGATGGCCACGTTGATGAACATGAGCTGATAGACTTCATGGACTTTGCACGGGAGTTGCGAGAGTTGAAAGGCGCTGTGGAATCGCTGGAATTATGGGTAGAAACAGAATTGGAGACAAAAAAAGAGACCGCGATAGCGGCCATATAAAAGTTTTGTAAGTCCATTATATCACAAAGGAGGGAACCCGTGTCAATGAAAAAAGGAGTCGTGAGTTACGTTGGTACGATTGAACAGTTTAAACGCATCCTAGCTTGGAATCTTCTCGACCATAAAAGCCGAATCCGTTTCAAACATATCAACAGGCATCGGTACATGTGGAAAGCGGGTGGCGGAGATGCCGCGTAATCCGGACTTGTCTGCAAAGTCCGCAGCCGATCAGATCGTGAACATACTAGCTTCTAATCCACATATCTCCCTTCATGATTTCACCGGGGAAGAATTAGTAGTCTATATCAAAATACCCCCAGGGAAATCCGATATGCGTGAGATGGCTGCGGAATGGATCGCATCTTCGATTCAAGACAACCTGGGAAGGATCATACAACATGCCATTGCAATTGTCGTCGTAAAGGCGGCCATGGATAAGATTCAAAAGGAGGTAGGATAATGATCAGCAATTTACCCCCCGGTGTAACGGAAAGTATGCTCCCCGGAAACCGGCCGGAAAATCTAAAGCATGAAAAGGCTATATCCGAGCTGATCGAAGAGTTAGGCAACACGATCGCCCATTACCGGACCCAATATCCACTCCTTAGGGATGATGACATCCAAGACGTGCTTCTTGATCTACTACCCAGTAGGAGCGGAGTTATCCCTAAATGGCAGATTGAGGCTACTGTGCAAAAGCACATCGAAAATGAGTTGGCGTGGGCTGAAGAGCGAGTCTTTTCACCAGACAAGACCTTCTTCGCCGCAGCGCAAACAACCACGAGGAGTAGATTGCTGGGTGTAAAGATGTTTGTCCAGAGGCTAGTCTATCATTCGGGTAACATGGAGAATCTTCTGGAAGAGGCATATGAGAAAGTCGGTAATATGACCTGGCAAGGACCAGCAGCATAAACGGATGGCAGGGGTGATGAACTATTACAACGATAACGACCCCAAAGCAGCTGCGTGGTTACGGGAGTTAATCGCTGCCAACCTAATCCCTCCCGGCGAGGTTGATGAAAGGAGCATCGAAGATGTCACAAAAAGCGATTTGCAAGGATATACCCAAGTACACATGTTTGCCGGAATCGGCGGTTGGGCAGAAGCTCTCCGGATTGCCGGGTGGACAGCAGATCGCCCTGTTTGGACCGGATCATGTCCTTGTCAACCATTCTCCATGGCGGGTAAGCAGCGCGGGGAAAAAGACCCTCGGAACCTTTGGGCGGAATTTCGCCGGCTTATCTACGAGTGCCGTCCTGCAATCGTGTTTGGAGAGCAAGTTGCGTCACCGCTTGGCCGTCGATGGCTCTCCGGAGTACGTACTGAAATGGAAACATTGGGGTATGCCGTCGGGGCCGCCGATTTGTGCGCTGCGGGCGTCGGCGCGCCGCATATCAGACAGAGATTGTACTGGGTGGCCGACTCCAATGGCAACGGATGGGGACGGCGGAGGCTCGTCGCGAGTGTTGCAAAGCAATCACATGAAGCGCATGCGAGACATAATTGCTGGGATGATTCAATCTGGATGTCTGATGATAAAGGGGAATCGCGCCGCTTTCCTCGCGGCTATGAGCGGATGGCAGATGGGATATTCAAGGCGTCATCTCTTGGCAGGGGTTACGGGAATGCAATCGTTCCGCAGGTAGCCGCAGAGTTCATCAGGGCGTATATGGAGATATAATTCGCAAGCGGTGGGGGCCCGCTCAACCCCTACAAATCCTTAGGAGTGGGAGGGTGGTCAATGCCATCAGAGACGGTCCAGGAATTTAGGTCCATGATGGATATCCAGAAAGGGCAAAGCACTGAGCCGGAAAAGCCACACATAAGCTCTTCGCAGATCAATCTAATTTTAGATTGCTCGGCAAAATATATGTTCCGCTACATATTCAGGATACGGCCACCGTCGCGGCCATTCGCCGCCCGGGGCAAAGCCGTTCACCGAGGACTGGAATATAATTATCGGCAAAAGATTGAGACCCATGAAGATCTTCCTTTATCCGATGTGCTAGAAGTTGCATCAGATGCCTTTGATTCGATGCTGGCTTATGTCCAGTGGGATAGCGAAGAGGACCCTGGGCAATTCAAAGACCAGACTGTCGAGTTAATAAGCTTCTATCATCAGTTAGTAGCCCCGACCATCCAGCCGGTTATGGTTGAACAGCCAGTAATAATAGATATTCCGGAAACAGATTTTATAATAAAAGGTTTTATCGACCTAATAGATAGTAACGGATATATCCGTGATACCAAAACAAAGAACATAACGCCACCCCAGAAAGTCGTTGATAATAGTTTGCAGCTTACCATATATGCTATGGGCTACCGGCAGCTGACGGGCAAGGCCGAAGCCGGGGTCATCCTCGATAATGTAGTTAATCTCAAGAAGGGACCTAAATATGTGCCGCTTGTCTCTCAGAGAACCGACCGGGATATAACAAGAATAACGAATATCGCTCGGGCTATCGTCGGTTGTATAAAAAGCGGATCATATTGTCCGAATCCCAACAGCATGATGTGTTCTGAGTCACAATGTGAATTCTGGAAAATCTGTCATGAGACTTTTTAGTCCGGCGACTTAAAGAAGGAGGTTTTTATGGCACGATCTTACACGATCAATGAACTCCGGTTTATATGCTCCAACTGGGAGCGGATGACCAAAAGAGAAATTGGTATAAAGTTAGGTAGGACGACCCGTGGGATATACGGTCTAGGATTTAGGCTTAGGCAGGATGGGTTGTTTGAACACTACAAAAATGCGTCCGTAGGCGAAAGGGGGGTTATTTAATGGATCCAGCAACATTTATGCAAAAACAGAGTCTCCCGTATCAGGCTAAAATCAGACATGCCGAGCTGCGGGCTAGAGAGTATTACGATCGGCTTAACGGCGCGGTCTATGTCAGCGTGGGTGGACTGGATAGCATAACCCTGTTAACCTTCCTTCGCGAGACTGTGGCCAAGGATATCCCCGGTGTATCGGTATCTAGCTTAGAGGACAAGAGCATTCAAGCAGTACATAAAGACTTTGATAACTTCGTTTCGCTTAAGCCATTGAAAAGCAAAGTGCAGGTATTAAGAGAGTTCGGGTATCCGGTTGTCAGCAAGATGAAAGCCCGAAAAATCGAGCATTTGCAAAAACCGGACAACCCAAAGCAAACATTCATTCACGCCCTAATGACCGGGGACATGGGAGAACAGGGTAAATTCCAGCATAGCGACAAAATTAAACTCCCTGATAAATGGCTAAGATTGTTTGCTGGACTATACAACGACCACAGGCCGGACTTGGAATGTAAAGTAGCACCTTTTAAGGTATCGGATAGGTGTTGTTACTGGATGAAAGAGCAGCCATGCGATCTGTATGCCAAAGGAACTGGCAGAAAGCCTTACATGGGGCTGATGGCAAGTGAGGGAGGGCAACGTGAATTAGGGCTAATGAAGAACGGCTGTAACTACTACGGAAAAACGACCACCCGGTCCTGCCCGTTCGCGATTTTCAGCCGTCAAGACCTACTCCAACTAGCTTTAGACCTTAAAGTGCAGGTGCCGGAAATTTACGGAGAGATTGCCCGCGACCCAGATGGGACACTAGAAACGACCCGGGCGCAGCGAACCGGCTGCACGATGTGCGGCTTTGGAATCCACATCGAGAAGCGGCCCCACCGGTTTGACAGGTTGAGAGAGGACAACCCCAAGGAGTGGAAATTCTGGATGTATGACATGGGATGGGGCGTTGTTTTAGATTATATCGGCGTCGAGTGGGAAACGCCGCCAATAATACAGACAGAACTACCGTTTGAGACGGCGGTTTAGGAGGTGTAGTTTATGCCAAAAGAACTAGCTGGGCGTGAAATCGGCTATTACTCCTTGACCTTGTGTCTGGTCAAAAATATGACGCTTGACGAAGCGTTTCAAATCATCGCTCCGGATCCTAATACATCGAGGCAAGACCTCTTTATGGCACAGACCAAGGAAATGTATGCCATGTGGAAGATCGGGATGACATTAACAGAAATCGGGGAAATCTTCCACACAAAATCGTGGGAAGTAGGGCGGCGGATTGATCAGCATGAGAAAGAATTAAAGCAAGGCCGTCTGGCCAGGAGGGCTGCACATGGATACAAAATGTCAAGTTGAGCGCGAGGGATGGTATTACACAATAGTCGAAAATGCACCGCTTGAAGACTTGCGGCTTAAAAAAGATACCCGCCTTCTATATGTGTACTTAAGCAAATATGCAGGGGTATCAAAAGAATGCTGGCCGTCTCTAAATACCCTGGCTAAGGTGTCCGGTATTAGCAGACGTCAAGTAATAAACTGTATCCAGGAGCTAGAACAGTATGGATACATAGTTAAACAATCGGGCGAAATAAGCAATAAATATATTCTGAAGCACAAACCGCAAAGCCCCAAACCAGATGATAGTGCACCCAGTGCACCAGCACCTAGTGCACAGGATGCACCAGGGGTAGTGCATGGGATGCACCAGGGTGGTGCACACGGTGCACCCAAACTAGAATCAATTAACTATAATCAATTGAACTATAGATCATCGTCGCAGGTTCCCGCGACGGTGCCAAAACCCTTCCCTAAAGAATCCAAAGAGCACAAACTAGCCGCTTTGCTTAG